GTCAGTCCAACCCCTGTAACAAAATCGTTTATGGCTTTGTCTCTGTTTTGTTTTGCGTTGGCGAGTTTGCGGTTGCGGTGTGTTGCGCCTCTGGAACTGTTGCATGGCTTGCATGCTGCAACGTATCCGTCTTCGAGTGTGCCGCCTTTGTCTACTTCGACTAGGTGGTCTAGTTCGGTTGCTGTGTTTCGTTTGCACCAATGGCATGGTGGTTGGTCGCGCAGTAGTTCGGCTCGTGCTTGTTGGTAGATCTGTGTGTCGCGTTCGGTTCGTTGGCGTGTCATCTCACGCGCCTTCGGCTTGTGCTAGCGCGGCGCAAGCGCCTTGCTTTCGGTTTGATGTCGGACTCATGTGTGTGTCTCCGTGTTTGCTGTGTTTTTTGTTTTGTATGTTTACCTTATGTCATCCGATTCAACATATGTGTGTGAATGCTCCACCCTCTGGATTGCCCATCCCAGATCCCTATTGCATCACTTCATCAGTCTGTTTACTGATCGCCCAGTCGCATTGCCGAAATCATTTCGTCTTGCATGATTCGAGGCGCGACCGTCTACCCAGGTTCCCCTGTTTACTGCCCACCTCATGCGACCGAGGCACACACATGCAACTAACCGATTGTTTAACCTCTTGGATTGCTCAACGTGTACAGGATGTATTCCATGTCGCTGGGTTTCCACACAGCTGCATGACATCCTGCTAACTCGCAAGCATTTAACCAAATCTTTTGCCCAGGCGTTACCTTGCCCTTTTCGGCTTTAAGTTCTATCACCAATGGGCGACCTGCTTGGAACGGGTGCACCATGAACAGATCTGGGAACCCCACATCGCCTTGCACGTTAGTCATCCAGCGTCCTCGAGTGTTTTGTGCCGGCAGATCGTGATGCACAAGCCAGCCATAGCGCTTGGCGATGCTGATAACCATGTCCTTAAACTCGGCTTCGCTCATCTTCAGATCAGGCTTCAATGCCTAGACCTTTATGCCAAATCGTTTCGGTCAGACCAATGATTGCCCATCCCACGTATTGCAGCGCTTCGTCTTTGCGTGTGAATTGTTGCGCGCTGATCTTTGCATGCACCTCACATAACGCGTCAACGCTTTTGATCATTTCATCCAATGTCATCGCAATGCTCCAATCACTTTGCTTGCCTCATGGCTTTTTAACAACTCCAGCACGGCCTCATCGCTGTTCAGTTCGCGCTGTATCAACTCCAATAATCCCAAATCATCCAGTCCTGCATCCTTTGCAAGTTTTTTGATGTAGCCGATCTGTTTAGGTGTTGCAAAGGCACCAGAGGGTATGTGCTCTTGCGGTTGCGGTGGTGTAGTTAGGCGCTCGACCTTTTGCATTTCATTGCGTGACGGCCTAGGGCCTGATGCCGGCGCTTGTAACGGGCAGTTGGCAATTGCGCGACCGATTGCGCTGGTCTCACAGTTCTCTACAAACGATGTGGCATTGACGCCACGGTCTGATTTGATTTCTTCGGCGTAGCCTGTTGCGACTGGCACCTTGTCGTCCTTGTCGGCGTACAGCTCGCAATAGAACACGCACGCATCGCCTGTGTAGTTCATCATGCACGTGTACACGCGCCCGTTCGGGTATGCGGCCCACCATCGGACGAGGCGTTGCTCGACTGTCTCGTAGTTGCTTAGATCAAAACCCATCAGATGCCTGCCCACACGCTTAGGCGCTGTGCATGGTCATGCGCGCCACCGCGGTTCGCATATGCCAGTTCGCCTGTATTGCGGATAATGCCACGGCGTGACGCTGCGTTAAGCCGTCCAGCCAGCCCCTTGGTGACAGGGAAGTCAGCGCCTAAGTGTTGCCATACATCGTCAGCGGTAAAGATGCCTTTAGTTTTTGCCACATGTGCGATCGCCGCATCAACTTGATTTTGTTCTATGCGTGTCCAGCGCGCATCAGCAGATGACTGTGACGCCAACATCCCTTGGATGAATGGCGCTTGTTTTCTTGCCGGCACACGGCCGTCACATACGAAGTGTGTTTTGCCTTGTATCTCTGGGTAGGCGATTAAGCCTTTGCAAACTGTGCAGGTTTTCATTGTCGGAATCTCCTTGTCGGTTAGGAATGTGCTTGTAGTGCTTTGATTGCTAAGTCGAGTGTAGTCACGTCATACAACGGCATCGGTTCATTAAGTGACAACTGGTTTTTCATGGTCTGTAAACGCCTAATAATGCTGGCGTGTGGGTTTTGGCGTATGTCTGCTATTTCGTCAATCAAATTAAAGATTGCCATGTTGTGGTTAATCATTTCGGTGCGCTCCAATACAAGTTTGCGTGTTTCTTCGGATAATTCGCCTTGATTCCATGCGACACCTTCACTCATTTTGTTGCACTCCATGGCCCCCAGCCGTAGCCGTAACGGTCAACGCCGTAATTGTAAATTTCTAACGCTGCGCGCAAATTAACATCTGCCTGTAACAAGTTTTCTACGCTTGTGATGAGACCGCGCTCAATGAGCCAGGGCGTCCAAAACCCATTCAGCTGCATTAAGCCTCGGGAACCACCTTGTGGGTCTTTGCCGTTATAGGCGTTTGGAATGCAGCGCGACTCACGGAACATTACAGATTCGAGCACGGTGCGCTGATCGGCAGGCCAGCCAAGGTTGACCGCTAGCGCGCTGAACTGCTCACACGCCGAGCTGTACGGGTCAATAAAGATTGTTGACGATGTGCTGGACGTGGTGGTGCTTTCCTCTATCAGATAGGGCGCTAGGGCGATGGTGTCAGACGGGCTACCAGACGCGTCAGGAGCCCCCACAGCGACCGTAAAGCCGAAGACCGTACAAAGCACTAGCCCTATGATTTTCTCTGCAAAATAGTTCATCTTTTCTCCAAAGGTATGGGCTCACCCCAAGTTGCGGTGGCCGATCTGAATGCAATTTGTCCTAGTAGGAACTTGCCCGACTCGGGGCTGGTAAAGATCTGTACCAAGATTTCTTGGCCGTTGTCCATCACTCCTGTATAGACGCTGTAATCAACGATCTGCGGTTCAGTCATTGCCTGTCCTTTTGTCGGTACTCCGACCCTAGAACATAGATCAAGCCTTGGGTGGGATTTCCCCGAACACCTTTAAGAATGCGGCTTTGACGAAGATCACCGAGTCCGCAGCCTGTGGTGAAATCTCAAGGTGGAACCAGTCGCCCGAAGGCGCTCCTGAAACTGTTGGCTTGCTGTACTTGCTCCACGCCTGTCGGTCACATTTCCATGCGCGACCATACGGTGACGGGAAATAATCAATCACCATCTGGATGCCAAGATCGTTTGCGTTGGCGACCAACTTTTCAACAAACGGCAACGCAGATTTTCGTGATGCCTGCGGATGACGTGCACTCCCTCGATACGACATGTCCACCGCGCGACCAGTTGCATGTACCGACAAACTGCCTGGCTTGCCTTTCATGTCGCGCTGACCGTAAGACCCGTTGTTCCACAGCGCGCCACCAGAATGATGAATGACCTGTTTTATAAACTCGTTCATGCCGGCACGGGGGCCTGCTGATGGGCCGTCACTATTGCCGATGTATGGCCGTGAGTTGGGGTTATTTTTGGCTGTTGCCACGACCGAACTTCATGTCTTTGGGGTTGAAGTAGCGCAACGCTGTTGGGCAGACCGCGCCAATCGCAGCTGCTAAAAGGGCTGATGGGTCTGTGTTGCCTGTGACCGCTAGCGCGACCACGGCGGCGAGCATTGAGCGACCGTATGAGGCAAGCATGGCTTTGTCTTTATCCTTCAACATCTTTGGCTCCTTCTTTTGCTTTTGACTTTAACCCATTCGAGGCAACTAAGCCTGACAACGTGCCAGTCATAAAGACCGTCAGCGTGGATAGCAGGTCTATGAATGCAGAGTCATTGGGGCTTTGATGACCGATCGGCTGGGTGACGAACATGAGCGCGTACACAAATCCCAGTACGGTAATTGCGAAAACGCTGGCAAGGATGATACCGACAACAACGATTAGTCGAGCGTGCAGTTCTTCTGGTTTAAGGCGTTGTCTCATAAATCAGATCTTTTGTGCAGGTTCCAGACGGGTTGCAAAGCGGTGGTTCGCATTCTGGTGCTTTCCAGTTGATTGGGTCTTGGCATGGGTAACGGTATGAGCCGTCATAACCGCAACTAGATACTGCCCACGCAACCACTATGACTAGTAGCGCGTAACCAATAAAGGGTCGCCATCGCATTACGACAGTAAGGCGGCTACTTCGTCGGCAGTAAGCCCAAGTTTGTTAAGTACATCGGTTTTGGCTTTTGCTCGGTCGGCTAATGCTTTTGCTGCCGTGGCTTGTTCTTTTGCTGCCTCTGCTTGGCTTGCTTCAATTTCGGCTAACTCATCGGCAGTTGCTTCGCGTTCAATTCCGTCTTCATAGATTTTCATAATTAAGCCTTTGCGTATCCGTAAAGGGTGTAAGTGCCCGTAATGTTTCCCGTTGCAGGCACAAGGCTAAAGCCGTCGTATGCTGTTGCCGCGTTGTGCACGCCTTTAGCGTTTCCAACTGTTGATTCAGCGCGCGGCGTAGTTGGTTCAAGTTTTATGCCTTGTACAGCAAAACCAGTTGCCTGTGCTAGTTGTGGATTAAAAATCTCCACCATCGCCTGCGTGTCGTCACCAGCAACCAACATGCTTGTCACGTTTTGCCCTACTGCTGTTGATGAAATTGCGGCGTTACTTGAATACATGTCATAGTTGACCCAGTAATAACTTGTGCTGGCATCTGTTCCGCTGGCGCGCATTTTGATACCAACAGAACCGCTTGCTACCGTCACATTCAAAATTAGTTTGTAATTGGTGTAAGTAGATGTAAAACAACTATTAACCGATACTGATGCTGCACCAGTAAAAGCGGTTTCGGCTGTAATTAACACCAAACCGCCAACGCCTTCAAGGTATGTAAAATTAGAATTAAGTTGCGCTGCCTCAAGGACATCGCCTGCAACGAAGGTAACTGGTAGTGCCATAGTGCCCCTATCCTAAGACATTTAGCGCGTCAAGTACGCCATATATCGCGTCATCCAAGATCAACTCAAAAACGATAGTTGTTGGCGAAGTGCTGTACAGGACGCTGTGGCCTGTGCTGAAATCCAGCCGATGCTCAATGCCTTCAACTGACAGCTCTTGAGCCAACTGGGTCGTGCCAGTACCGCTAGGGAACGACTTTTCCACGCTGATGGTGTCGCCAATGTCCACCGTTGCCAGGGTGTCTTTTTGAGCTGTGGTCAGCATCAGATATTTGGTTGCCACCGACGTGTAGCGCGCTTCGGGCTCTGGGTTTAACAGATAGTCGGCAGCGTCATCAATGCTTGTTTGCTCATGCAGCAGGCTGTTTGTAATGCTTGTTGTCTGAATAAAATATGTGGCGATAGACCCTGCATCGGTAGCAGTAGCGGTCTTGCCGTCAAGCCCTGTCACAACAACACGGTTAATTACAGAATCAGCCTCAAACGAAATGCCGACCCCGTCATACTTGAAGTTGGTTCCGTCATCATGGAACGCTGCGACAGGCGCGCTTAACGTGTTCCCGATGCGCGGCTGAAAAGTTAAGACCCCTGCACGTGACATAAACAAACGGCCAAATTCTGCGGTCTCATTGATCTGCGTTAGGTATTGCAACACGTTTGTTCCTGCCGGCACGGTGTAATCGCTGTCGTGGCCTAGGTTGACGGTGCCTGTGGCGATGCTTCGAGCGCCTGCTGGAAAGTCAACCTCTGGTAGGTCTAGGACTGTTTCTATGCGTTCACCCGATGTCTCTGGGGTGACGTTTAGTTCGTCTAGGAATGTTTGTGCGAGCAGGTAAAACTGGTCAGCGCAATACACGGTTACGGTGTCTAAACCGCCTAGCGCAAAGTTGTAGTCGTAGTTGACGACATAACCGCTGAACAATGATTCGGGCACATTGGTTGAGCTGTAACGGATTAGTCGTACTTCGCGCAATGGCGCAAGCCCTGGCTTTGCTTGTGGTGTGTCGTAGTACGGGCTGTTTTGGTCAAACGGGTTAAAGATGCCGTCCACGTCTTGAATGGTAAATGTCATTGTGCCAGCGCTGAACTGATCGCCCACGTCACGGCGACCGCGCCGCACGTTGATGCTGACAGTCGAGTCCATCACATTGGCAAACTCGGTCGTACCGTCCAGCACATACTCGGTGTTGTTTAGTACGCCCTTAAGCGTGTCGTCTAGGACGAACGCGTCAACCTGAAAACCTGTGGCGATTTGCAGGTCATAGTTGCCAGAGTCAACGACTGCTACGCCTGGCATTACGCCACCTGTAACTGCAACGGCCCAGCGGAACGCGAATAGGCGCGCAAGGCGTTAACGACCGACTCACCGATCTCTGCGCTTGTAGCAAGACCCCCAGTCACGTTGATAGTAATACCGCCACCTGATTGCATGCGATCTAACGGCACGACTGCCTCTGGGCCTGCTTCACCGATCAAGGCAAGCGTAGGACTTGACACAATGCCACCTTCGGCCAAGCGCGGAAGATTCATACGCCCAGCAACTTGTGTCGGTGTTCCGCCAATTTGTGGCACAGGCAAGTTCGGCACCTTAGGCAAATCAGGCAACAATGGGATTGAGTTGTACGCGCTCACGATTGCGTTAACCGCGCCGATTGCAGCGTTGACCATGCCAGCAAAAAATCCGATCACCGTGTTAACGATTGCTTTAATGCCGTCACGGAACCATTCAAACTTGTTGTACGCGGTCACAAGCGCTACGACTAGTAACGCAATGCCGGCAGCGATCAAGGCAAACGGGTTGAGCGCCATGGCAATGTTGGTGACAACGATTGCGGCAGCTACTGCACCGATAGCGCCAGCGATTGCTAAAAATGCTTGTGGGTTGTCTTGTGCCCACATCGCAAACTTGTTAAGTATCGGGAGCACGGCCTCGACTACTGGTAAGAGCGCTGCGCCGATTGACTCTTTGGTTTCGCCAATGGAATTAGACAAGATTTTCATTTTGCCTGCTGCGGTCTCTGCGCTTGCAGCGGTAGCACCGCCGAACGTTCCGCCAAGCACGTCCATAATTTCGTTGA